GGACTGATAAGCGTGGATATCGCTGGCTTTATGTGCAGGAAAATGGCAGGCGCGTAGCTCGTCGCGAACATCGCATCATTGTTGAGCAGCACATCAGACGGAAGCTTGAACCGTGGGAAATAGTGCACCATAAAAATGGAAATCAGTCAGACAACTCAATCGACAATCTGGAAATAACAGAATTTGGTCCGCACACGGTCATGCATCATATCGGTGGACGTAAATCTGAGGACGCAAGGCGGACAATGGAGGCGTTCGCGTTGATGCGAGAGCAACTACGCAGGGAGCGCGAAATCAAAACGGATCTGCTCTCGGCGCTGAAGGAATGCCGAGATGCGATTGCCGCCGCGATGCGCGTGATACACGGTATCGATTTAGCGACCTCTCTTGGCCTCGCGGCGGAGAACCATGAGCAACGATTTGTGGATGAAGTTCATGCCGTCGGTATCTCTGACGGCTTTGGTGTGCGCGCAGATGCCGCCATTGCGAAGGCAGAAGGCCGATGATCGGCCGCCTACTCTCGTGGCTCTCGCCGGCGCCGGTCGCGCATCGGGAAGCCGTGTGCCGGTCGCTCAAGAAGCTGCCGCGCATCGAACCGGACCGGCATCAACTCGGGAAGTCGCGCACTGTCGAGGACTGGATGCGCAAGTGGGCGCGGTCGTGACGCTCCTGCGCCGTCTGCGCGACTGGTGGCACGGCCCGACGCGGCTGGACGAGGTGATGCGGGAGCGTTACGCGCTCGGGCTGAAGCACGGCCTCGAAGCCGGACGCTGCATGGAGCGCGAGGCGGAACAGCGCGGCTACTTTCGGGCGCTGTCGGACATGGCGGGCGTGACGGCGGTGCCGATCGCGCGGCAGAGCAAGCGGATTCATTAGGAGGCAAAGAAGCAATGGCGAAGAGGAGCGTATTTTTCGAAGCGGCTATTGGCGATATTCAGCGTCAGATTGATGATCTGGAACGCGCCAAGAACATTCTCATCATGGCCGAGCAGAGCGCGAACAAAGGCGCAACGTCCGACGAGAAGCCGAAGCGCGGGCGGCCGAAGCGCAAGGGGATGCCGACAGACACAGCGAACAACAACACGCAAAGGAGTTCCAATGAAGCCTGATCTTCAGCGCATTATCGAGCGAAAGAACGAACGGCGCGAAGACGAGATGGTCCGTAGCGCCGAGCGCATCATCGAAGACATTCTCTCAGAGCAGCAGACCATCTCAGCGGCTACGAAGCGTATCGAAGAACTGCGCGTCGAGTTGCGCACGCTCGAAGTCACGCCAATCGATGCGTCATCGGTTCTCGGGAGCGCGTAATCAGTGGCTGTCACGATCACTGGAATCCGGATTGATGACATCCAAATCGAACCGGCGACCGAGAACGGCGTGGCTGTTGGGCACCAAATAAAACAGGCGAAGTATTGCCTCATTGGTTCGACTGGAAAGGTGCTCGCAGAGCAGTATCTCGGCGGATACAACGGGCGCAAGTTTGAACCGTCGGAAGAAGCAAAATTGGCGCTCGCTGCATTCGTGAAGCTGTATACGCGAGATGTTCAGGCGTTGATCGGGATGTTGGAATGAGCCGTGACGCACGCCGCTCGGGACAACATCAACGGGGATGGAGTCAGGACAACTGAGCGGCGTGCGTGACGGGCCTCCGAGCGTCCGTGCGCGCCCATCAGCGCGGACGTCCTTCACCCGTGTAGAGCCGAGCGGGGGAGCATCGGCCACTTTCTTCTTGCTTTGTAGGGCGGCTACGGTTGCCCATTTCACACAGGAGTCAGACACATGGACGTGCGCAAGTTGTTCGACAAGGAATATCTCTACGCTTACGACCTCGAAGGAAAGGATGTCACGGTCGTGATCGAATCGGTGAAAGGCGGCACGCTCGTAGGGACTGGCGGCAAGTCCAACAAAAAGCCGGTCCTGAGATTCAAAGGCAAGGAAAAGGCGCTGGCGTTGAACATCACGAACGCGCGCGTCATTGCCGGACTCTACGGCGGATTCGATGCCGAGCTGTGGATCGGGAAAGCCGTGACGCTCTATCCGACGACCACGACATTCGGATCTCAAACGGTGGACTGTATCCGCGTGAGGAACATGAAGCCGAAGGCGCGCAACGGCACGGATCCTGCGCAGACCGCACCGGCCGCACCGGCCGCCACCGAGAACCGCGAACCTGGCGAGGAGGGCTAAGATGAACAGTGAACCGCTCCGCTTCTCTCGCCTCAAACTGATGGGCAAGTCCCCGGCGCATTATGCCGCCTACGTGCCGCAGGAGACCGGCGCGATGGAGACCGGAACAGCTGCCGACAGACTACTGTTGGGCGGCAAGGTGCTCGCCTATCCTGGCCCCGTTCGTCGCGGCAAAGAATACGACGCCTTCGCCGCCGCGCATCCAGACGCGCTGATCGTCACGCAGAAGGAAGGCGCGCTCGCCTACGGAATCGCTGAGTCTGTCACCGCGTGCGCTGATGCAATGCGTCTCCTGACCGGCGAGAGACAGCAGACGATGTATTGGGACTTCAACGGACGGCCCTGCCGAGGCACACCGGACGTGCGCGGCGATGGATTCTTGACGGACCTGAAAACAGGCGAGACGAGCGATCCGCGATTCTTTCCGTTCAAAGTACGCCGCTTCGCCTATCACGCGCAAATGAGCTTCTACGAGTCGGGCGTCGCGCTCGCTGGCCTTCCGCCTGTGACGCAGAGCTACATCGTGGCGGTCGAGCAGACACCGCCGCATGTCGTGACGGTCTATCGACTCACCGAAAACACGATTGAACTTGGCGCGCGACTCTGGCGCCTCTGGCTGGAACAGCTCCAAGTGTGCGAGGCATCAGGCGCGTTTCCGCCCTATTCGCAGAGTATTGTCGATCTCGATCTGTTCGACGACAACGAGTTGTTGGAACTAGGAGATGCGGTCGAAGTGGTGGAGACAACGGCATGATCGTCGTGTATTTTGACTTCGAAACAGGCGGCGTCGAACCGCAGCATCCCTCGATTCAGTTAGCGGCCGTCGCGTGGGATGGCGCGGTTGAACTCGGCACCTTTGAGCAGAAGATCGCCTTCCTCGAATCGGACGCCGATCCGGCCGCGCTGGCGATGAACCATTACGACAAGCAGGCGTGGGTCGACGCGAAGTCTCCAGGCATCGTCGCCTCTCGATTCGCGGCGTGGTTGAAGCCGTTTGCTACCATCAGGAAAAAGTCTAAGGCCGGCAACGATTACAGCGTCGCGCGTCTCGCCGGCTACAACGCGGCGGCATTCGATGCGCCTCGTTTGCGAACGCTTTTCGGCGCGCAATTCCTTCCGGCCGAGTATCCGGTGCGCGACGTATTACAGCGCGCGGTCTTTTACTTCGACGACCGGCCGGCCGTCACGCCTCCGGTCAACATGAAACTGACGACGATGTGCGCGTTTTTCGGCATCGCTGTTGACGGTGCCCATGATGCGCTAGCCGACGCGCGCATGTGCGCGGAACTTCATCACAAGTTGACGGTGGAGGCACGATGAACCGCGCCCGACTCGAGCAGCGCAAGCGCGACGATCACGCGCAGATTCTTGCGACACGCGCACAGCGGGCGATGCCGCCACCGACCTCGTGGTGGGCACAGCGCGACTTGACGTGGGAGCAGTGGACCGCGCTGGCGCAGGAACGCGCGCGGCAACTCAACGCGGTGACGACGACGCAGCATGTGCGTCGAGAGGAGTGCTAATGTCTCAGGATACGCCGTCCTCGCCTCCCCTGCGTGAGCCGACCGCCGATCTGGTCGCGGCTGTGACCGCCATCTGTCGAGAGGCCGACCGTGTTTTTGAGCGTGTCGGTGGCGGATCGCGCGATTGGGTGCGCGAGTGCTTTCTGCCGCTATTGAACGCTGGCGGATTTCTCGTGGTTCGGCAGGATGATTCGGACGCCGACGTGCTCTGTCGTCACTGCAACGAGGAACTTCGACTGCTTGATGGCGATTGGTGCGACCGCGAGACGCATACGACGTGCGTCACAGACACAGGACAGCGGCACGTTCCTGCGCTGGCCTCGTCAGGGGGCCCGTCCCGTCCGCTGAGCGATCCACAGATACGCCGTAACGAGATTGCGACGAAGCTCGCTGAGCTTCTGGCCGCTCACCGCGAAGGCGACGATGGGAGCGATTGCAGCGACATCAACGATCCTGGATCATGCGAACGCTGCGACACGCTGGATGCAGCCATCAAGGCGTTGTCGTCGGCCGATGTTCACGCGGTCCAGCCGAGCGATCCGCCCGCGCCCGCCGTCCAACATGGGCAGTGCGAAGAGTGTGCCCATGTGTTCAGCAAAGAAGCGTTAGCGGCCGAGTCCAGCGACCGGACGTGGGGCCATCCCTGCTACGGGCGGTTCAAGGGTAATATCCGCAAACCGGGCACCGCACGGTGTGAATCGTATCGCCGTCCGTATCCAATCGGCGCACCAGATCCGCCCGCGCCCGCCGCCGTGCCAGCCAGCCCCCGAGCAGAAACAGGCCCGATGAAGTTTGGTGACGACTGGACGGGCATCTTCATTCGAGGGGATAACGCCGCTGGATATGCGATGACACTCAAGTTCTCGATCTCGAAGTTGTCCGGTTTTGAGGCGGCAGCATTGGCTGGACTGATCCGGCTTCTTGAATGTTCCGACGAGCGCACCTCGCATCTGAGTGGCACGCAAATCATGCAGCCATTCGCGCTGGCCTCGTCAGGGGCCGCGTCCCCGGCGCCCACGTGGCACCCGATCAGCACGGCCCCGAAGGATGGGACGTGCATGCTCATCTCGGATGCACGATTCAGGGGCAGTTCTTCGCGCACCACGGTGCTGTCGTTCTGGATGCCATATATCCGAGCAGGGCATCCGACCGGAAATTGGTTCGGCGTAACAGAGGCAACCCACTGGATGCCGTTGCCAGCACCGCCTGGTCCTCCCGCCGCCTCCGTGGGGGATCCGCAGACAGAGAGGGAGTAACCAGCCAGTGAACAACGAAAGGACCGTGATGGAAAAGACACTCGACAACGTGAGCATCGAAGACGCGAAGCAGAAGGTGAGCGACATCCAAGTCGTCGGCAATGGCAATCTCTGGCGGTTGCTGAGCAAGGCGTCCAGCCAGTCGCAGGGTTGGATGAAAAGCACGAAGGCGATGGAACTGCCGGGTGGTATCGGCTGCGTGGTGCAGGTCACGACGCAGCAGCGGAACATTGATCTCACCTACAGCGTGGCGGAAGCCCTGACCTACGTGCCGGGCGTCAAGATCGCTGACGATGACAACGGCGGCAGGAAGCTCGTCGCCGCCTAAACTCGGCCACCCTACGCTTGCAGACTTGTAGGCGTAGGGTTCCCGATCCAGAGAGGGAGTAAGACCGCATGACCATGCCGACCGACCGACCGGACGCGGGGCTGAGAGCGAAGCTGAGGGAGCTGCGGGACGATTGTCGGCGGCGCGCGAAGAACTGCATTAATTACATACAGCAGCACAAGCGCGAAGGAGCAGAGAAGTCGGCCCAGTTCCACGACGGTGCCGCTCAAGCGTTCTCCGACACGGCCGATCGGCTCGATACCCTGCTCGCGCAGGCGTCCGCTGAGCCTTTGACGCCCGGCATGGTGCTCGCACATCTGGTACATCTGCGAAAGCAAGAGCGTGGCAGCGAGCACGAGTTGACAGTCAACTATGGCTGGAACGCTGCGCTGGATGCGGTCACGGAAATCTTAGCG